CGTTGTCGTAGACTAAACAAAAGAGAGAACACTTTTTACGTTGTCGTAGACTAAACAAAAGAGAGAACACTTTTTACGTTGTCGTAGACTAAACAAAAGAGAATACTTCAGACCAAACAAAACAAAACAACTTCTCCACACACCCACCACACACACGGCTCGTGTCAGATTTTCGTGTCTGGAGGAACCCTCTAGTGCACCATGCCGTATCCCTTCATTGCAGAGATCGATGTTTCCAAAGTGCATTTCAGTCCTCTTTTGATGGAGGGTTCTCGCCAGAAGGTTGAAATGTACAAAGATAACTCGTCGACGAAGACGAGCAACAAACTCGTCTTTAACCTTTGTGCGGATCCGCGAGAACCATTTGCGTGCCGGTACAAACTGGACACCGTGCGTGAAGACCAAGATGGCTCTCGCCGTGGACTCATTGTGAAACTTGAAGATCCGATAGCGCTCGCTGCTCTTCAAGCTCTGGACGATCACGTGATGGCGTACGCTCTCAAGAATTGCAAGGATTTCTTCAAGAAGCAGAACATGACGGAAACGGACGTTCGTCAGCGATACAGACCTCTCGTCTTCAAAGCACAAGACCAAGACGAGTTTTTTTGCACCAAGTTCAAAGTGAAGTGCAAAGACTGGCCAACAGAGTTGCATCTTTTACATGACGACAAGACGCTCGAACATCGTGGAGGATCGTTAGAGCATATTTCTCAGTATGGGGCCAGCGTGGCACCGATTTTGACAGCATACGGTCTTTGGTTCATGGGAGGTGGCTTAAGCTTCGGTGTGACCATCCAGGCGGAGAAAATGGTTGTGAAGCCTGGTGCTCCTCGTCCTCTTTTTTCAGAGTTTTGTAACAAAGACACACCTTTCGAATTCACTACACGCAAGCGTGTGCGGGACGACGATGACGAAATGTTGAACACTCGGGCGGTCGAATTGGACGACGACGACACGCCCATGTAGACGTCATGTGTCACGATGGGCTTGTTTTTTTTTATCTTGCTTTTTTAAAAAACTGTTCTGCAAACATGTTTGAATCGACCGAGGCAGCGTGTGTTTTGGCAGGTATCGCCACAGCCGGTGCAATTTATGTAGCACACTCTAAGAGTCAACAATTTGTTCAAATGTATCCTACGGAGTGCAGCGCACGTGTAGGTACAGTAAACGAATCAATTCAAGGAATTTCGGCACGTGCCGCTTCCACGGAAGAAGTGAAGAGTAGTGGTGGGGCATTTGATGGTCTTTTTGGACTGAGTGCGGAGGGAGAAGAGAGCATGCAAAAGTCTGGAGCACAGACAAAGACAAAGATGACTCCGACACAAATTTCACACGCTATGAAGAATATAATTCCACAAATGCCTCTAGAAACGACATACTCGAATATGTTGGGTATAAAACCTCTAGTAGCTGGAAGAGCCGGTGGAGACCAGCAACAAAACATCAAGACCACCACAAATGATTCATTTTTGTACGATTCCGAGGCACGTGCGAATGCAGCCGTCTCACAAAACTATTGAATACACGGTCAGAAAGACGCCGTAAAAATTTTTGGACACAACGTCGAGTGCATTGTAGGCAACATTCTTTTCTGTATACGGAAACGCTGCAGCCACTCCATAAAGCACCCACACCAAAAACATAAATACAAAGAGACCATTGCTCAATTGGTCACCATGTAGGAAAGACGCCATGACAGAGAAGCTTGCGATTAACATAGCGATACCGAAAGAGAGACCGACGAGCCTTGGAATCGTACTGAGTTCCATCGCAAACCCAAAGGAGAGCATGAGCCAGTTGAACATGACAATCACGTACAGTCGACCTGAATGCCAAAAGACATCATAGCTCGTACCCGACCTGTGCAGAAAGAACAGAACTGCAGACAGCAACATTACAGGAGTGCTCAAAAACCAGTCGATGTATCTTGTCCATGTTGTTATCTCACGATACTTACACACAACCACGCAGTACCACGCAAACTCGACCACTTGCGACGACAACTCGAGTGCAAAGATGGGTAACAAATCATTGTGTGTTTTTTCTTTTGGCACCACAATAAATAAACCTACCGTCGTGAATGCTCCGAGAATGAGTTGTGCTGAAAGTGACCAAACAGCGGAACGGTACACAATGCTCATGTCTTATATTTTTGTTTGTTGTGATAATGAGGTAAAAAAAGTGAGAAGTTATGTGTGTTCAAGCGGAAGCTAATACTTTGCCCTCTTTTATAAAAAAGGAATAATGGAACCGCCAAAAACGAACAGTGTCGAAGCCGCATTCCGTCCGGCGTTCGAAGAAATCTCTCGGCGTTCTGGAGTGGCACAGTCATATACAGACACACACACCTCTTACTTTCCGCATTCGACAGATTCCGTCAGCGTTCCCTTTCTCGGAACGGAGCAACAGTTTGTATTGGTCAGTATGGGAACCTCAATTCTTGCTCCACGTCCTGAGGACACCACGAGACCCGCACTTCGTATTTATGGAGCTTTCGGGAGTCGAGACGAGGCGATTGAGCACTCACAAGTAATAAGAGTTTTGGATCAAACGTGCTCTCTTGTGATCGTGAAGCAAGGCGAATGGGTCCTCATGCCACAAGAGGAACATTTGTTGAAGGACGTCAACGCCAATCGTGAACGGTGCGAACAAAAACTCGCTGTGCATCGTCAGAAACAAGAAGAGGCACGAGACAAATTCTATAGGCGCGTCAATGATCAGGTAGACATTGGCCCACCGTCGTCACGTTGTGACGAGGATCACGAATGGAAGAAAGAACTAGAGGAAGCGGAGCGCCTTGTCTATCACCCTCCAAAACGCCTTCGAACAGGAGGAGAAGTTCGCGGTCAAGCGGTGGTCGCACTGTGCGTTGTTACCGACGCCGACGGAGAATGTTTGTTCAAAGTTCTTGGGTGCTTTGAGAACAACCTTGAAGCAGACCGGTGGGTGCAAAACGTTGCATCACGTAAGATTGTGGAGGACGACATTTTTGTCACGTCGACATGTGAGTGGACCTTTCCAAACGGCGAGAAAAAGCAACAAGGATCGAACCACTATAGAAACAACGAACTGCAACGCATTATGGATGCGGCAGATCGCAATCCAGAAATGGTGCAGAGCTACAAAGATTGGAAAAAAAGTCAGGAAGAAGAAGAGAAAAAGAGTCAAGAAAAAACAAACGACGACACAGAAGGAGTAAAGCAAGACAAAGAAGAAACACAAGTAGTGAACAATGATGGAAAGTGAAGTCATCTCCACAGCACTGTATTATATTTTTTTTACATCAAATTGTATATAGGACCTGGTTTATGATTGGCGTACTGACATTTTAATAGTCTGTCTTCGTTTGTACAATTTTGTGGTTGGTAACCGACAGTGACGACGATCTTGAGCGAGGCATTTGTTTTAGTACAAATAGTTTAATTTTTGTCAGCACCTGTATAAATTGCAGCATATATGAACACTCGATCCTTGTTGCTTTTGTTTCCGATGCCGAAATGTTCAATAGCACCATCAAATAATACGTACCCACCGTAATATGTAAAAGTGCGGTTCAAATCAGGAAAATATGTACCACCAGCACGTGAGTCCGAGGTTAGCGGAACAATGAGTGTATAGTAGCATCTTGAACCTCGTCGTTCAATATCATCGATATGTACATCCTGATCAGGACTTTCAGGATGCACAATTGTGACATGCCAATCTATTTTGGCATTTTTGCATCTAGTATCCATGGTTCTCACATTTGTGGCTACGTCGTGTGCGGTACGCATTGCATTATTCGTTTCTCGCATTTTTTCTGCCCATGTGTCAGTGAGCTTAATATCCCATCTTGTATTCCTTTCTCTTGGTGTCACCCCACCTGATTCGGTAACAATAAAAATAGAGGCATTACCTTTAGGACTTCCTTCTTCGGCTATATTGCAGATATCAAGTAAACTAAAAGATGTTTGCCCTCGTCTTTTCCTTCCTATATCCAACTTTGTTCGGAGAAGCGAGTTCAGATCTGTTTTTGAAAACACATCCTCACGCCAAATGAGACGCCTTTTTGATACATATTTGTGATTCTGAATTTCTTGCTGTCTCGCTTTCGCTTCTTTACTTTTACGTCGTTGTGAGATGACATTTGAAATAATGCGTTTTGATCGGTTCTGTGATAACTTGTTCAGCTTTCTTTCAAGGTGCTTTGCTTGTACGTTTTTACGAAATTGTGAGACAACCTTTAAGGAAATGTTTCTTTTTCGGTGTTCCAATTGTTTCTTACTAATTTTTCTACAGAATTGACGTTTGGGTCCAATAGCGTATTGACATTTCAAAAATTTGCCTTGCTTTGTACAATTTTGTGGTTGGTAACCGACACAAGGTGACGACGATCTTGAGCGAGGCATTAATATTAATTTTGATTTTTTTTTTCAATGTGCATGGAATCAGAGGTTGAGCTGTTTGACAAGACGCGATTGCACGTCGTCTGGTAAGATGTCATCGCCACGTTCGAAAGCGGCAAGTACCGCAACATCACATTTGATGAGCGAGGCGAGACAAGGAATCGACAGCCTTCTTGCGATGCGTGTTTGTTGAACATTTTGTCGCATGGTTCCATTCTCTTTCAATGAAGAAGAAGACTTGCTTGTTGAACATGTCGTCTCTTCTTCGGACGCATGTGTTCGCCGCACAAATTCCCAAGATTGCCAAACTGAACTGTATCCTTCCATAGACGACACGACGTACACACAGCGTAAGACACTGACACACGATTGGTGCGCTCAATTTTGAAAAATGTATTTCAACCAACCATGTTCAAGGATGCGTCTGCTCGACCTCTTTACCGGAACAGGAAGCGTGGCGCAGGTAGCGACCACGCTTGAGTACGAAGTGACGACGCTTGACCTTATCAACGCCGACATATGCATTGACATTCTGAAATGGGACTACTCAAACTATGCAGAAGGATATTTCGACGTGATTTGGGCGAGCCCACCGTGTCAGTTCTTCAGTTGTGCACGTCGAAGCAACATTGGTCGATATGGCATCACTCACAAGTCCATCGAGGACGACATCATCATGAAGGGCCTTCCAATTTTGTGGAGGACACAGGAAATCATCGATCGCCTCAAACCGTCGTACTACTTCATTGAGAATCCTCAAACAGGGCGCATGAAGGACTATTTGACGGACCGTCCGTATCACGACGTAGACTACTGCATGTACTCCCACTCCGCACGCAAGAGGACTCGCATTTGGACCAATCTCTCCACATTTGTGCCTCGTTTGTGTGACAAAAAATGCGGCGCGTTCGACACAAGCCGTAATCAACACCTTTTTTGTGCGACGGGTGGATGCAAGACCCAAAAAGGAACAGGTTCTGGCTCGTCAAAGGCGTCTCGCTATAAGATTCCTGCGTCTCTTATACATGAGCTGCTCACTTTGACGACGTCAGAATTGGTTTCGGATACGAATACGACCTGAGGTATGCGGCGACTTCCAACTGAAACAGAAGTGTGGTACATTATTTACACGTACTTTGAAAAGTATGGGTTCGTAAGGCATCAAATCGAAAGTTTCAACTACTTTTTGTACACTCTTCTGCCGCAAATTGTCAAAGAAGCCAGTGAGATAAAAGTGAAACAGGGTGAAGACGAGGAACACATTGTGTCCCTTTGCAATCTCAGCATTTTGCGCCCCACCATGACAAGAGTGGACGGGAATGAATGCGATCTTTCTCCATTAGTCGCACGACTCAAAAATCTCACGTACTCGTCTGCGGTGCTCGTGGATGTCGTCCACGACATATTCAGAAACGGAGAGAGGGTGGAGCGACGCGTGTTTCGAGAGACCTGTCTTTGTCGTATTCCTATCATGCTCGGTTGCCGAGCGTGTCACACGCAGTACACCGAAAACACTCACGAATGCCGTCTGGACCAGGGTGGCTACTTCATTGTGTCCGGATGCGAAAAAGTGGTCATTGCGCAAGAAAAACTGCACCAAAACACTCCGTACGTGTTCCCGGTCAAACAGCCCTCTCGATTCCAACTGCAGTGCGAGGTGCGAAGTTGCCACGAGAGGAAACTTCGCTCTACGTCGTCGCTCTACATATACATCACAAATACGAAACGCGGTGCCACGCCGGAGATACTCGTCACACTCCCATTTGTGAACATGAACATACCAATACTCGCCTTGTTTCGACTCATGGAGGTGACGTCACGTCACGAGGTAGTAGAAGGCATCTTTGGTGACGATGAAGCGCACGAGTATCGTCTTCTTTGCTCCATTCTCGACAACGACAGGACTGCGGACATGACATTGGATGATCTGTACGAACATATTGGAAAAGAGGGTACTCGAGAGACGACACATGAAAAGCGTCTAAAGTATATTGAGCACATCATCAATTGCGAAGTTCTTCCACATCAAGGATTGACGCGAACGCCAGAGGTGTTGCGAGCCAAAACGTTTTATCTCGGCTTGATGATCCGGAAACTCGTCCTTGTTTACCGAGGCAAACTGCAGTGTGACGATCGAGACCACTTTGCAGCCAAGCGAATCGACTGCTCAGGTACTCAGTTTGGTCTTCTCTTCCGCCAAGTCTTTCGGAGTGTTTACAAGTCGATTGGACTGCATGTGTTTCGTGCCGCTGAGACGAAGAAATTAACGTTCCTCAACGTCGGAAACTTAGTGGCTGGCAAAAAACTAACACAGGCGTTTCGGTATGCATTGGCAACAGGAAACTGGGGTATTCTTTCGACAAAGGGAAACACGGCACAACACGGAGTCGCGCAGCAGCTAGCACGAATGACTGTTCCCACTACTCTGTCTTTGCTTCGCAAGATATCTACGCCGGTCGCACGGGAGACAAAGAATCCAAAACCACGCCAGCTCCATTCAACAGCATGGGGTTTGGTGTGTCCCATGGATACGCCAGAGGGATCGGCGTGTGGTTTGACCAAGTCCCTTGCGATGATGGCACACATAAGAGTAGGCACGTTCTCACATGCCATTTGTGATCAACTTGACCGTCTGGCCAACGAGGGAGACATAGAGATGCACTGCTGTCTTACTACATCTGCAGAAGATCGTCGTCGAGGATGTCCCATTCTCGTAAATGGCTGCCTGTACATGTATCTTGTCAATGTCAACAAATGCGATGTATTGCTCAAGAAGCTGCGACAACTCCGACGTCACAACATGATACCCTTTGACACGACCGTTGCTAAGATCGACGGTTTCGTCGTCATCGATACCGATCCAGGTTGCCTTCTTCGTCCTCTCTTTCGAGTCGACATGCTCCACGAGGTGCCACGACTTGTCCAGGAATCGTTGGACCACTACACACTCATCGACCACCTTCTGGAACACGGAGCGATCGAGTACATCGACAAACAAGAAGAGACCAACTTGCGGGTAGCGCTGACACCCTCCACGGAACCCCCAGAAGGCTGGGACGCATTCACACACTGTGAGATCGATCCATCCATGATAGCTGGTTTGTGTGGCTCGTGCATTCCCTTTCCGGAATTCAATCAGTCGCCGCGAAACACATACCAATCGGCGATGATGAAACAGGCACTCGGTGTGTACACCTTGAATCACCATCTGCGCATGGACACAATCGCACATACCATGGTGTCTCCACAACGCCCAATTGTGACGACACGCATAGACAGTCTCGTAGGAGTATCGGAAGCTCCAGCCGGTGTGAACGCCATCGTCGTCATCATGTGTTACACCGGTCAAAACCAAGAAGACAGCGTGATTGTCAACCAAGCGGCACTCGATCGCGGAATGTTTCGCAGTGTCAAGTTCCAGACGTATCGCGACGAGGAACGCCAAAACGGAGGGACTGACGCCGAGCGCTTTGAACACATTGGTAAACTCGCAAACGTGGCAGGAAAAAGGGACGCCAACTACGACTTACTTGAAAACGATGGCATTGTCGCTCTCGGACAGAAAGTCGCACCTAACGACGTCGTCATATCGAAGACAGTCACAACTACTGAACTCGGCGAGGGATCCCGTCGGGCTGTGAAACGGGACAAAAGCACCGTCCTCAAACACGACAAAGGAATCGTTGACACCATTTTGCGAGTCACCAACTTCGACGGAACGAGCATGGTCAAAGTCAAGATTCGTCAAACACGAACTCCCATCGTAGGCGACAAACTAAGTTCTCGCATGGGACAAAAGGGTGTCATTGGAATCACACTGCCTCAAGAAGACATGCCGTACACCGAGGATGGAATCGTTCCGGACATCATTGTCAACCCACACGCCATTCCTTCCCGAATGACGATTGGTCAACTCAACGAGTGCCTGCTCTCGATACTTTGCGTCCTAACCGGAACACGAGGAGATGGTACCATGTTTCGCGGCACCTCACTTGAGTACCTCTGCGAACAGCTCGAACAAAATGGGTACGACCGGTATGGACGAGTCAAGATGCACAATGGTTTCACAGGAGAAGCGTACGATTCTCTTGTGTTCATGGGACCAACTTATTATCAGCGACTACGTCACATGGCTGCCGACAAGGACCACGCGCGTTCCCGTGGACCGCTGCACATGCTCTCTCGTCAACCCACAGAAGGTCGCGCTCGAGACGGCGGTCTTCGTTTTGGCGAAATGGAACGTGATTGTGTCATCTCACATGGTGCTGCAGAGTTTTTGAAAGATCGTCTTTTGGACAACTCGGATCCGTCGTCGCTTACACTCTGCGGAAAATGCGGACTTCTTGCTCAACCCACCGCTATGGGGACTCACGTGCGCAACAAAAAAGCTTTTTGCAAAAATTGCGGAGTGGGAACGCATGTGAAAGACATGCAGTCACCCTTTGCGTTCCGTCTTCTTTTGCAGGAGTTGCAGTGCATGAACATAGCTGTGCGTTTTGAGTTTTGACAATTCAGTGCGTATGTAGGGTAAGAAGGAAATTTGTGAAAGAGGTGTTTCAAGATGGATCATCCTTTTCAGTCAAAACTTCGCGAGCTCGAGCGCAGCAATAAAATTCTTGAACTGTGTGACGACGTGCTTACGCTTTTGCTGATGTCTCAAGGCGATCACGCACGTATCATCTCCCGTAGAGATCGAGAAATCGAAGCGAGTAAGACACGTGCTGCTGCGGAACGTCATGCCGATTGTCTCGGCATGTTGGTCGAAATGATTGCTCAGTATGACTGCATGTCAAATGCAACTGAAATGCAAAAACTTTGGTCGTCGTTTCTGCTTGGTAGTCCGGTAGACGTGACATCTTTGTACGACACAGTTTCCGCTTTGCGTATCAAGACTGCAAAAGAGAGCGAAAACTTTCAAGCTTTCGAAGAAAGTGAAACTAGCTCGTCGTATTCCGACTATAGTGATTCGGAAACAGAAAGCAACACTTCCAACGAAAAAGAAAAAAACGATAACGATGACGAAGACGATGACGAAGACGATGACGAAGACGATGACGAAGACGACGAAGACGACGACGAAGAAGAGAAAAAGCTTTCGTGTCGACGGAAACGATAATGACTAGACGTGATGTATTATATATTTTTTTTCGCCTTTTCTTACAAAATGACTGAAAGTCCTCTGAAAAAATATTTATTTTGAGTAAATGACATCGACAATTTTATTCGCACTCAGTTTACTCGTTCCTCAGTTGTATGTTCGCCCTGTACGTTTCGATACTATGAAATCCACGTTATCACTGTGGAGACAAAATTACGATTCATCATCTGTAGATTACAAGAGCAGTTTTGAAATGATAGGTTGGTATTTAGCTACAAATCACACAAAAATGTGTTTTGGAATCTATCATGATAACAAACTACGAGCGCTATCACAAGTGTACAGAACAAAAGACGATACATGTTTACGATCTGTAATAACTCCCATAGATGAAGATATTGCTGGAACACTTTTAATGTATAAAATACTGGAATGTCACACAAAAGTAGATTGGCGTGCTATTGAACAAAATCCACGGTGGTATCTTGCTGCTATTTTCATCAATCGTTCATAACGCCAGTCTCAACTGTAAAAGAATCAAATATTATTACTGTCGTCGTGCTTGTTTGTTTCGACGTCCCAGGGTCTTTCGACAATGCCAAACGGCTGATTTTTTGTCGTACAAACCCGCATTGCATGTTGCGCAAAAAAACTGGGGTTTCACAGCAGTTTCGACAATTTCAAGGTTCGCACGTTTACCAAGCACATGCCGATAAGATGCATGCCGCACGTGCGATCGAACTGTCGTCGATTCGGGAACTTTGTCCTTGACTGTGTTGTAAAGCAAGACTGCGGCCATCTTTGCATTTTGTGAGTGTACTATGCTCATGTTGCACCAGTCCTTCAAATTGCACGCAACTAACTCCAGTTCGTCGTCCGAAAGATTGGAGTAGTGATTCCAATGCTCAAGCTCACGCTTCATGATAAAAACGTCGTCGTTGTAATCGTTTTCCTTGAAAAGCATCCATGGTGACACTCCGACAACGTCTCCTTGCTTATGTAATCGGTCGTTCTTCGCATTGTCGTAGTCTGGAATAAAATTGAGATTCATGGACGACACCAAACCACAGTAGTCGCAAAGTTCACAACCATCTACGTGATCAAGAAGAAGGTAGCCCTTTCCACATTCTTGACAGTTCGGCTTTTTTGTCAAACTTGTGTCCACCTTGTCCTTCGGATTAGTACACATTCTCTTGTGATATTCAAGCAGTGCGCTATGAACTTCTTGGACATCTACATTGAGGGCGTGCACGATGGGATGGTTCTCGAGAAGGTCTCGCACGCTTTCAAAGACGATGATAGGCTCTTCGTTTTTCTTTAAAGGAGACACACTCGCCGTCTTACGAACACGAGAGACAATGGACATCACGTTTTATTCTTTTGTTTAGTACGCTCGTGTCTTTGAGCACGTTCCAGTTCATTCTGACGCACCGTGTGGATCTTTTTTTCAACTCGTCGTATGAACGTCGATATGTTTACTCCTGTTGTGCGCATTACCTCCGGATCGGACATGACTTCTCTTGTGGAATGCAGAGTAGCAAGGCACATGACAAAATGATGATAGACGTTGAGTGGCTCGGTATCGTTCAACGCGACGTCGTACCAGTACAACGCTTTTTCAATCAACTGCTTGACTACATTAACGTGCCTCAAATCACCGGTGTCCACCGTAAGTTTTGAAATGATCGATAATACGAGCAATAAACATGTAACCGCGGAGCACTGCCGTAACATTTTATTTGATGTTTTAAGCATGAACATAAAAAATGATCAACGCAAAACCCAACGATTTTTACAGATGGTGCATACGCAGAAGACTGTAGCTCCTTCGTCGGCACTTCGCGTCTGCTTCTCTTCCCACGACACTTCTTTGCTTCCACATCGTCGACACCGAACGATGGCTTGAAATTGTTCGTCATCCAAAGCTTCATACTTCTCTTGCAACATTTGTTCGAAGCGCATCAGTCGTGCCTTCCGTTCGTGCTCGATGTGTCCGACAATCAAACCTTCCGCAAGACGACTGTCCGGTTCATACACAACTTCCACCCCCAATTGATTGTTCTCTCGCAAGTTGAATGCGGATCGAACAACGTGACTTTGATATTCTCGAATCGTGGACGACACAGAATGACAATGCGCCTCAATATCTCGACACAAATAAATGTCGTCTTTCACACTACAAAGAAGTCGCAGAGCATTCTGTCGAATGCACATTGCTACACATGATATGCTGCGTCACATCAAACTGACGATCCAACCTCTTCGATTTTCACGTCGTCGATTACGTCCTGTACGGTTGCCAACACGACTCGCTCGCTGTTTGCATGAGTTTTGTCTGAACGCAAACGAAGCGGGAAAAACTCTACGACGTCATCACGCAATCGTATCAAAAACTCGAATACATTAGTCGTAGACGTTGTTTGAACGCGCGATGTGAGTATCTTAACGGATTTTCCATGAATCTTACTCGAAAGCGGTCCCTCCAAAAAAGAAACGGCGTCGCCCTCGACCTTGAGATCGACGGTGGGTTGAGGTTTCCATTTTAGGATTTCGCCATTCGAAGCGGTGCCAACGACATACTTACAGTTGGCCACGTTCATAATGAGACCGTCGACTCGGTGATCGACGTCAATACGTTCGTTCCACAGGCGACGTGCGTGAACAAGATCCACAAATGACTTTGGACGCATCGTGACATTTGGTCGAAAGTGTGTCATGACTACCGAATCCGTCTCAAGCACGCTTTTTTCAAGAACTTCTGTTGAAGACTCAGTCGCAAGCTCTTGAGACAGACGAGTGGCACGTGTTGCCAAGTCGAGACGTTCTTTAAAAGGACAGTGTGAGACCCTCGTGCCTTTTATAACTAAGGTGTCGAAGACCAAGTAGATGAGGTTGCATTCGGTTGGCTGTTTCCACACAAGTTCACCCTCGAAAATCGTGCCTTTTTCAAAGTACTCTTCTGGTGCGACAACCTCGACCTCGTACATGGTCCACGTACGATCTATCATGAGAGCGACTGGTCCACCCTCGCAAGATCGTGTCGTCAAAAAAAGTGCATAGCGCACACCATCAGACTTAAGTGAGACAAAGTAGTTCTCAGAGCGCAGCCGGTTGAGATCGTGACGCCCGATACTCTTAGGATTGCACCCTGGAAATCCGCTTGTGACTCTCAAACCCCACAACTTCAAAAACTTTTTTCGAAAAAAATCTGTTTCCACTTGTGTATCCACTCTTGAAAAAGAGGGCAAAATCGACTTGCTCACGCTTAACCGCAACATCAACTACAACTGAAACACGTATCAGATACTGATACGCTTTTTTCGAGCGTGTATTTAAAATGACATCCATACGCGTCAAAAGGTTCGATCCGAGTACAATTCAAGCGTCACGCATCCTTTTCATAATAGGAAAGCGAAACACAGGGAAGAGTGTTTTAATGCGAGACTTGTTATTTAACATGCCTAAACCGGACTACTGTCTTGCGATGGCTCCTACAGAAGATACGTTACGCATGTTCAGAGAGTTTTTGCCGGGATGTTGCATATTTGATCACTTCTCTCAAGACAAACTGGAACGACTCGTGACCATTCAAAGAGAGCTCGTGAACCGCGGGAAGAAACGACAGGTTCTCATCATTCTGGACGATTGCATGTATCAAAAAGGAGTTCTCAAGTCTACGTGCATGAGATCTATCTTTTTTAACGGACGACACGACAACATCTCACTCATCTGCGCTGCGCAGTACCTGATGGAAATTGAAATTTCACTACGTACGAACATAGACTACATTTTTTCGATGCGTGAGAACATCCTAACGAATCGCATCAAGATGCACAAAAACTTTTTCGGCCAATTCTCCAAATTTGACGAGTTCGACAAGGTAATGACGGCGTGTACACAAGACTTTAAGACTCTGGTATTGGACGGTACGAAATCCGGCAACTCTCCAATCGACTCAGTGATGTGGTACAAAGCTTCCACAACGATACCGCCGTTTCGGATGTGCAAACCTGTGTTTTGGAAGTTGTCGAAGCAATACGCTTACACACAAGAAGAAGTCTGCAGAGCTCGAATGAAGCAATTCAACATCAATTCTGCAATGCAAGGAGTGCAAACACATCCAGACGTGTTGCTCATCGAATCGAACGAAAACTGAGTTTTTTATGTCGATGACAAGCGTTTGCGCTTCACTTTTTTTTTGTGGGAGTCTAACTTTTCTAATGTGAGACATTTGTCCGGGGTCTCTCCGAGCAGCATCGTTGCTTTCATCAACAAAGAGTCAGCGACCTCTTGATCTGTGAGACCCTGCATGTACGTTCCATGTTCGTCAATCAGCTCTACCTCAACCTCATAGCGTGGTTCCATCATGTGCTGCAAATGCTCCACACTGCTTCTGTTGTTCGATGACCACGTCTTTGACAGCTCGTAAGACCATATCACGCTGTTTTGTCGAATGTCTTGGAACACTTTGAGTTGTTTGATCCGTACAAGCGTCGGAATACACGTTCCGGGAGGATTCACAAGAGGTTCCTCTGTGGCGCAACTTAGCCTACATGCGTCGTCGTCTCCTTCGTCCGTTCGACAAAAAATGTAGTTCTCACGAGTCTGCTTCGTGACGTGCGTTGTCTTGAGCGTCATGTTTTCCGTGTCGTAAGCCACGCGTGTTCGTGAGGGATCGTCTCTTTGATTCAAGTAATAGTAGTCAACCAGTTCTGTCCACTTATTGTTCGTCACTAATGTCGGTGCGTCTAAGAAGTCTCGTTCAAGTTGTTCAAACACTTCTTTTAAAACACCAGGATGAAATTTAGATTTGTCATACGAACCTAGACGCAACTCCAATTCACATTTTTCTTTGTTTGCACGATAGTAGGCTATAGTTGAGACCAATTCTGTGGGTCGCATCAAGATTACACACATGCGTGAAGAAAAAAAATCAATCTGACACACTGTCAAACAAATACTCTGTGCATCGAATACAAATGTGCGACTGAGAAGTCCTACATCGATGACAAACCAGTAATTTATTTTTGATAATCTTCCGTCTCACGCAGAAACTTGCCGGAAGGACAGGATACGAAGCTGGGAAAGCAATTCTTGCACAAAGCGTGCATATCGTTATTTGTGTCACCCGTCACCATACAATACTTCAGGATGATGCTTGCCACATCGGTGTGGAGGTCGAACAAATTGAGCGCCACCCCTTCGCATCCCGATATACGGCATGGTTTATGCTCATATGGATGTTCTTGCTCAAATTGCTTATACTTGTCCCAGTAGTCATTCTTCTGCTTACGCGTGACTCTGTACTTGGACTCTGTTTTCAAAATACGCTCAGCCTTTTGTCGTTCGGTTTGACGAATACGAGACGCAGACTTGCGTGCTTCAATGGCGACAATGCTCTGACGGTTCATGTGTGATGTCCTTTTAGTTTGGTCTTTAGTGTGGTCTTTAGTTTAATCTTTAGTTTGGTCTTTAGTTTGGTCTTTAGTTTGGTCTTTAGTTTGGTCTTTAGTTTGGTCTTCAGTTTGGTCTTCAGTTTGGTCTTTAGTTTGGTATGTCTTTTGCTTTTAGTTTAGTCTGCAAGATTCATGACAACATCGCGAAGCGCATCTGGAAACTCCTCGGCAAGAAGAACGTCCAATCCCATTTGGGTGCTGTAGTCGTAAAATAAATAGCCTATCTCTACATCTCGTGTTAATTCAAGGTTTGACAAGAACGACAGAAGAAACAACTCACGATCTGCTCTTTGTTGATGGACCAGCGTCTCATCAATATGCCACGCATCTGGGTTGTATCGCAACCAGTACACGTATGGTACATTGATATCTTGTGAACTGCATTCCATAGTAATCGATGTGTGTACGTTTGCCATTCGCTTTGAGTCGCATGATATTGCTTTGTTGTCTCCGTGATTGTATCCAAAACGATGTTGATTCTCATCTACTTCCAGAAAGACGTACCCATTTTGATAGCCGAGTACGAAATCCACGCGACAGTATTTTCGGTCGACAGACGCTTGAGCGCATTCGAAATCAATTCTATGTTCTCGCTTGAAATGACCAATGGATGGCAACGTGTCACTTGAAAAAATTTGCGTCCATCCTTGACTGACCAAGAGTTCCGCCACACAATTTTCTTGCTTTTTTTGTCGTGCAACAAACTCCGTGACATGTCTTGCTTGCATGTGTCTCGTCAAGTCTCGGTTTTTCTTGAACATCGTATCACATAGCACGCACTTCAACCAAGTGACATCTAGATCGTGAACATACGTTTTGTGTCTTTTGAGATCTCTGGCCGTTTTGAATGACGCACTGCAAAGGTCACATTTGTGCCATGTGACATCCACATCATGAGCAAATGCTTTGTGTTGTTTGAGATCTCTGGTCGTTTTGAATGACGCACTGCAAAGGTCACATTTGTGCCATGTGACGTCCACATTGTGAACATACGCTTTGTGTCTTTTGAGATCTCTGGCCGTTTTGAATGACGCACTGCAAAGGTTACATATGTGCCATGTGACGTCCACATTGTGAACATACGCTTTGTGATCTCTAAGATTTTTGTTCGACTTGAATAACGCACTGCAAAGGTCACACTTTTGTGACGTTTTCATCTGTGTCACAAAAAAAAAGAAAATGAAATCTGATCAGAGTAAAAAAGCAAACAACAACTACGAGACGCAACAATGAAGCGGATACCGACTGAGTGTGGGGGGTTCGTTGACGTTCCAGACATCGCCGAGTTTGTGACTCCATCAATGAAGCTATCCGTCGAGTACTCTAAATTTGTCGCAGAAGAGGCACCAGATGGTATGTTGATGAAAAGTGTTTTACTAGTTACACGAAATGATCATCTCATCTACACGTGCGGAGGTCTCATGATCAAAATATGTGACATGCGAGGTGATCATGCTGAAGACATTCTTGTCAGAATCTTGGACAACGACTTGACAGCATCGTATTGATGCCTTTGAAGAACAAGATAGACACCCCGACGTGGCGAGAGTGGTCCACACCACAGACTCCATTGGAACGAGGCAATTTTATTGACGCATGCACCAGTTGGTTGGTACACGAGCCCGACGATGAAGAGGAAGAAAGTCAAATCCTCGAAACGACAAGCGTCGACGTTGTTAAAAATGTTAATAGGCAACAACTTGTGTATACACACTTAGAGATCAATGCGGGATTCAAAAGGATATGTTCTCTCTGTGAAAATCCGTCTTCACATCTGATTTTGGCAAACCCGTACTCCCAACGATGCTACATAGTTCTTTGTGCATCACATTACAAACATGCGAAACACAACTGAGAACTCATTTCACGACTTTGGAAAAGAACATGATAATCAATGCTACAAATTTAATAATAAACACCATGTTCATATATAACTCCATTTCAGATATAAAAGACAAAAAAGCACAAAGAACTACCATCAATCCAATAATGGATAGAAGGCGATATGGAGTCGAGGCTGTTGTCAATTTATTCTGAATTATTAAAAATAAACCTATAAAGTATAAAAGTGTGCGCACAAAGTTACACCAAAGCTCATCAACTTCCATTAAACGAAGAGAATAATCGATAATGGCGAAAACTGCGATTCCTAATGCATAACGCAAAGCGTCTGGATAATTTGACAATGATATAAAGTTCCCAAGCTCACGATTTAGTGTACCAGAAAATGACATGTTTTAGTTTATACCTGACGAAAAGAAAAAAAATTAAGGCACATTTCGCTACGTTGTTTTTGTAGCATGACATTCCATTGCCAGTTGGATCACTTCCTTTGCGAGAGGGGGTGGTACCGCGTTTCCGATTACCTGGTAGGAGCGTGTCTGGCTGCTTCCGTCCAGAACAAATTCAGACGGGAATCCCTGCAGAGACGCACACTCTCGAGAGGTGAGCAAACGAATGATCCGCTTCGTGTGCGTATCATACACTTTGCCTGGTTTTCTCCACACGGTATGTGCGGGAATGGTCAGATCACGTGCGCCTTCGTCGTGGTCTTTCGGGCGGTGACCAATCGTCACAAGATGGCCATTTCTTTTCTCCCGTACAGGAACGTTGTCTGTCCCGTTCACAAGCTTGTAACGTTCCGGAGGTGACAAGTTTGGCAAAACGTCTTTTGGTACCACTGACGGACCCGTACCGGACCGGCTCGCAAGTCCTTGAACAATGACCTCACTTCCGGCAATGACACGCTTTCGTTTTTGGGGAACTCCAAAATCGACCGTGTTGACAACAACGAATGGAACACCGCACTCGGAGAGGTAGGCTCGCAGCGACGGATCGTTTACTTCTTCCATGGACCAGGTCTTCGGTTGGGCCTTGTTTACGACGTCGAGGAAGAAGCGAACAAGATGCAAACCTTGGGTGACGTCGCGTGTGGTCTTGTTGGCTTGCGATAACTTTTGGCAAGGAGGAGAACCGTGGAGATGTGCGTCCGGATGACGGCGCACGATGTCGACATAGCGGTCCACGTCTGCGTCGCTCAAGGTTTCCACAATTGTGTCATGATCAAAGTTGCGACGGTACACCTCGGCAATTTTTGGATCTGCTTCCACACTCAAGACAATTGTCGCCCCGGCGAGAGTCGCACCTAAGGAAAACCCACCTGCGCCACAAAAGAGATCGATCACCTCCATTTGTTGTCTTATTTTACAGATTCTCTCAGTGTGTGCTGTCAACGCGGTTGCATGTCATTTATGCTGCTCCATCTGGGACGTATGCAGTCTCTTGAAAGCAATTTGCATGGCAGACCGCGAGTCCATGTCCTACATTCGTAAAGACAAAGAAGCTCATCTTCTGTTTTTATGTCTGAGCACGCATAAATCATGGGGAAAGGAACGATTTTGCATTTTAGACACGATAGGTTGTCATTTTGTTTGCAGTTGTCACACAATGAGTATTTTGCAACAAAAATGCTGGGTGGTAATCTCCATGAAACATTCACGAAGACGGTGTAACGGACAATGATAAATGTTTTCTTGACCGTGAGAACAAGACCACATCGCTCCAAACCTTCGAATACGTCGTCTCTCAAAATAATGAGCTGGCCCACTTTTGGTAAAGAGTTTAATTGGTTCCAAACAACGTCTTGATCCTTGATAGAGGACGGTTGAAATACATCTTTTATTTTTTCTTGAGTACACCGTACGTTACATATGTCTGTGTTTGTTCGAGCATATACATATAAGTCATGATAACGTCCGTACGGTTCATAAAGATCTGTGACTGGTACCGGAAAATCGTACCACATCACGTTTGCCCTTCTTTTTTTGAAATCGGGCTGTATGTCATCAATGTTGTATGCAGCTTCATCTACAGATATTTGTGCTTCAGATCCATCTTGAAACATAATTTCGATTTTTGGTTTTATTTGGTTCACGTTTTTGACAAGTACTTGCTCCCCTTTGTACTTGGCCCATACTTCATTCTTGCCTTTTTTTGCATTAAACCAATTAGGAGCAGACGGTTCGTTGATGTACCCGGCATAGTGGAGTGGATTCATCTCAGTGTCATTTTCGCGTAGTGGGTTGATTACATAATCATATCCATTATATTTGACTTGTATACTGTAATCTTGTCGTCCGTCATTTGTGCTTAAATATTTTTGCGTTGATCTACTTATTCTACCCGTAAATTGAAAAAGACACTGTCCTCTCTTAATAGGAATCATAGAAAAAATGCCTAACCCAATATTTTTATCATCATGTACAGAATCTGTTATGTAAAACGGACCAATACGGTTATGCTGTTCTGCAAGCAGTCTTTCGAGACGGAATAACCCTTTTCCTCTATTTGTTAGGATCCGTTGAACTTCAGCAACAGAGCCGCGTGTGTTTTTGTGTTGTTTCCACCTTTTGTCTCTTTCGTATTTGCGTTCTAATAAAAAGTCGTCGTTGGACCTAACAATATTGTATGCGATGCTAAGTAGTTCTGGGTCACGTGTTTTGAAGCCATTCTCGTCATTTTGAAGAAGGTTTATGTATTCTGCTAGATCTCTCACCAGTTCATCTTCTATTTTGTGATTTATCCGTGTTTCATCTTTATCTGACAACCTCATTTTGTGGTTGGTTTGTAATATATATATATTTTTTTATCGTTTGCTCCATAAAAACATGTCTTACTTGAAGGCGTTTGTCTTGGGTGGTGTTGATGGTGTGATCACGAGTTTCGCAGTCGCAGCTGCAGCGAGTCTCATGAAGGAAGCCACATCAACAGTAGTTGTTGTTGGGTTTTCGTCCGTTGTAGCAGATGGATTGTCCATGGGTATCTCAGAGTATCTGAGCTCGTCCTCCGAACGTGCAATCACTAGTCGCGTCGGAGACCCGTTTTGGCTCGGGGTGGTCTGTTTTTCGTCATTCGTGATTTTCGGTGGTATTCCTTTGTTAGTGTTCTTAGTCGCCAAACAAAAACTACTCGCATGTGCGTGTATTGCACTCGTGGAACTCATGATTTTGGGCGCGGGTCAGACGCAATTGACACGAGAACCTATCTTAAAGGGACTACTACGAACGACCTTGTTGGGTGCATGTGCTGGCATCACAGCTTACGCAGTGGGATATCTTGCTTCCAATCATGCAGCATAAGAAAGGTAGCCCTTTAGTTGAAATCGGCCTCAAAATCAAAACGGTCGCGCTTTCCGAGCAGTGTGGATGGACCAGAGAGGGCACCGACAAAGGTATCAATTTGGTCGAGCACCGCAGGATCTGAACTAGTGCGTGCCATAAGAGACAAAGCATCCACAACTAAACTATGCCGAGACGTTTCCTTTACCATAAGTTCGGCCACTGACTCCTCATTGGCAAAGAAAGAACGCGCAAGAGAATTTGCGAAATCACTCAGCAAATTGATACATGTCTCCACACGTGGGTAGTCGTACAAGGAACGACCTTTAAAGATCTTGCATACATCAAAGACAAACTCTGGGTTGCGCAAAAGAACGTGTGGGACATTGTTGAGGACTTTGTCGTCCATGTTTTGACGAAGTGCGGACACCACCACTTCTTTGTCCGACCGAAGATCAAAAGACGCATGTTTCAAGGCCTCATCACACGACTGCACTGCGGCAAGCACTACCTCTTTGTCTGCTTGCACCTCGAAAGACGCAAGCTTAATCATCATTCCATTTCCTGATACTGCAGCAAGTATCACATCTCTGTCCATCAAAAGGTCCGGAGACGCAAATTCGAGCATCTCCGGATTACACTGTACAGCGGTTAAAACCACCTCCTTGTCTGAATAAAATTTAGAAGGAGCATATCGGAGAGCAAGACCATGTTGTCGCACTGCAGCAAGTACGATGTCTCTGTCTTGCCGCAAAGCATCCGACACTTGACTAAGTTCGAGTCCGTTTGATTGCACGGCGGCGAGGACCAACATCTTGTCCGACTTCAATTCCTCAGACGCAAACACTGTGAGTACTCCACAGCTTTGTCTTACCGCCGCAAGCATTATCTCCTTGTCTGACCAATAATAGCTGGGAACGTACGCTATAGCCCATCCGTGTTGTTGAACAGCCTCTTTCACCACCTCTCTGTCCGAACGAATCTCTGCTGGAACTACTTTGATAATGCACCCCTTATTGCGCACGGCGGCGAGCACAATTTCTTTGTTCAAACGAAGTTCAGGAGAAACGTATTTGATTGACCAAGGACTCAATTGCACCGCGTCATGCACAAAATTGAAATCGGCACGCAGCTTCGAAGAGAGGAGGGACATTGCAAAATCATTCTGCTGAACGGCAGCAAGTAACACCTCCTTGTCGCACTGAAGCTCCTCCGATGCGTGGACAATGGCGCGCCCATTTTGTCGCACAGCTGCAAGTACCGCATTCTTGTCCGAACGCACGTCCGAAGAAACAAACTCTAGCTCAAGTCCATCTTCTTGCACCTTCCGGAGAGCCTCGTTTGTCTCATCGCTGCATGCCATTGCAACGGTGAACGTGTGTTTGGTAAGAGCGCGCTTTTTTGGTTTGGTACGAAAGTAGTCGCTTTAGTACGAAAGTAGTCGCTTTAGTACGAAAGTAGTCGCTTTGGTACGAAAGTAGTCGCTTTGGTACGAAAGTACTCGCTTGTGTACCAAACTAAAACAAAGACAAGCACTCCTCCACGACACATGACAGACAAGTCAATATGCGTCTGACAAACTGAAGGCGGACAAAAACATGGTACTCATTGCTCTGCAACAGAATGCAGATACACTCAACTATGCGTCTAAAGAACTGAAGGATGACAAGGAGTCACAAACGAGAATGTTCGTATAGAACTAGCATCAGAAGTTGGATCCGTTGCACGTTCGACTACATCTTCTGTACATCGTGGTACTTCAACACATCAAGCACCTATTCCAGAAATAGAAGAAATCCGTCCCGATGATTCCATATCTCAAGTTGGGAGCGTTCAACAGAATGAGGAAGAAGTGTTCGTGCCTCAAAGTGCTCCCCCAACACCACGTAATCCACCCTCACCAGTTAAAACCCCATCTGTAGTATCCAAAGCATGGGTTCCTTCTCCAACTCCAGTGAAAACACATGACACGTCGGAATCTGTTGTAAGTCGTCACGACTTTTCTCCAAGCTTTGAAGACGATCCATCACATGACGATATGGTTGTTGTGAAATCTGCTTCATCTAGAGACTCAAGTGTAAGTATCGGAGTGAAACAAGTGAAGTCGCCGAACCTAAAAAAAAATATTATTCAGGTATAAACACAAAAATGCCATATTCCTGTACACGTCCTTACAACCGAAATACTGCTGCAACATTCGATCGTGTAAATAGTTGCTCACGTTCCAATATTGGTCCATACAAAAACAAACAACCATGTGTTCAAGAATGTTACGAAGATGGACCGGGGCGTGCAAAGACTCTGAATGCCGCTGCAGCACGTCTACAAAAATCCTTCAAGAGCAAAAAGTTTAAAACAAGCTTGTTAAAGCGTCTAGCAGAAGCACGAGCAAAAAAGGCTGCTAAGCCTAAGCAAAAGACGAGGAAGAAGACTGGATGCCCCGCAAACTCGAGATCAGACTGTATATCTCCGTGCAAGTGGGCTTCAGGCTCAAAACACTCCTACTGTCGCACAAAGTATAACAGAAAGAAAAACGATGAAGGTGTTTATATAAATCGTCCACGAAAGAGCAAAACTGGATGCCCCGCAAACTCGAGATCAGACTGTATATCTCCGTGCAAGTGGGCTTCAGGCTCAAAACGCTCTTTTTGTCGCAAGGGTAAAAACTCAAAAAAGTAGATCAAACAACCCGTGTTCCAATACGGACTTTGTTGGTGTGATGAAGTTTCCCTTTCTTGATCGTTGTGTGTGCAACATCTATGGATAAACCAAATGTGTACACACCCAAGTATTTTCATTTCTTATTCTTTTTTTGCCCCTTCTTTTGAACCCACACGTGAAAGCAATTTGAATGAGGGAGATGATTCACAAATCTATTGTAATGTTGATACTTACCATCGTATGCATCGCTCGTAAAACGATACTCGAGAGCTTGAAGAGGCAGTCGATCGCCTCCGATGGATCAAGTGAGAGTGGGCGACGCTTGAGTCGACTTGCCTCGTGTTGAGTTATACCAATTAATATCTTATTCTTGAATATAGAATTCATTTTTTGTAAGCAAAAAAATAATTTCGAAACAGTCTTTAAGGAGTACATTTTGCTTTTCTTTGATTGCAATCCAACATTTATCAAATGAGGAGGTGGTGCTCACCGCTGTGAAACAGAAGGCGTCCGCACTCTAATATGCGTCTGAAAAACTGAAGGCGGATAAGGAGGGTGGTTTTCGCCGCTGTGCAATCTGGAGAGGTTGCACTTAACTTCGTATCCAAGGATATTCAGATTGATACCGAATTCGTTCTCGGCGTGTGTCGTACATTGGCTGACACGAATAGCGACCGAAGATACCGCTTGCTGCACACCTGGATCAAAAACCTTCCTCTCACTCAAAAGAAAAAGGCACAAGATGTTCTCAGGGCTTTATCTTCGAAGCGCAATGGTGATGACTCTTGAGTGTAGTCCTTCGGTGCGTAATGGTAAGGCGTGTAAAATTCAATGTGTTTAGACAGACCATTTACTATTACATTTTTATTGAATTAAGAAGTTATGTTGACGGAAGTGTTTTCGTTCGCACATCAACCATCCGACGCTGCACACATCACACGAGGAAAAGTAACACACGTGGACGTGACCATCTTTGAAGTGTGCGTTGCGTCAGGGATCTGTGTTGCCGTCGACCCACGGGACTGCTCGGAAGCTCTTTGCGGAATCGTACGTGACGGGGGCGACATGGTCTGTATCGAATGCGACTACAATGAATCCCTGCGCTGCGTCCAATTTCATTTGATGGTGGATACATCACACGTCGACGACGTGTTACAGCGTGGAGCTCTCCGAGCAGAAGAACATGTGATCAACCTCGCACGTCAGGTTTGGCGAGATGCTCACTTTCCAACAGTCGATGATCAGACAGACGATTTCCCACACATGAAACTTGAGGAACTGCAGATTTGGAATCCTGAGTATCCTCTTTTTCAACATCAACAAAAGACTGTCGCTTGGATCTTGTCCCTCGAATCCAAAATGCCTCTTACCTTTACGTACGCCGGGAACCTTAAAATTTCAGATCAATGGTTCGTCGACACTGAAGGCGAGTGCTTTACACAAACACCGTCTCTTCGAGAAGCTCAACTGCACGGAGGGATATGTGCTGACGGAACTGGTTCTGGTAAGACGGCAACGATGTTGAACGTGGTCGCTCGAACGTCATTTCAACCGAAGCCGACACGCCCATACTGGACGAACGCGACCCTCGTCATCGTCCCCCTCAACTTGATTTCACAATGGCAGACAGAATTGAAAAAGTTTGTGCATCCAGCTGGCCTGACCGTTCATTTCCTGGTTGGCAAAGAAATACGTCACCTTACGATGCAACAAATTTGTGAGGCCGACCTAATCGTAACGACTTTTCACTTTTTGAGAGCGTCCAAAGCGTATGCTGAGGTGGTTGAGACAGCGCTACAAGGAAAACATCGCACGCGACCGGTGTTGTCGTCGTGGGCTCGAACACCAAACCACATTGAACCGGTTCTGGAAGCGGTACATTGGAAAAGGGTTGTCGTTGACGAGCTACATGAATTGTTCGAGAGTCCCAGAGATTTGAGACATCTCAAAATGTTCACATGGGACTGTGTATGGGGTTTGACTGCGACCCCGAGTCTTGAGACAGAGCGTGCACAACATCTTTATCTTCTCCTCGCGCGTGAGAAGGCACACCATCCAAACTTACTCGCACAGATCATCCAGCACGGTGTGCATCGTCACTCTCCGTCGACGAGCGTGGTGCCCAGTCCCGTTATCTCATTAAAGCTCGTTCATTTGTCGGCGGAGGAACGGTTCATTCTCAAGCTTGGAGAAACTGCCAATGTGGCGGACATTGTGCGCCGTTGCACAGTGGGTGCGAAAGTAGAGGAAGTCGATGTGTTGCGACGTGCGAGTCTTCAAGCAAAGCTTGAAGGGTACGAACGTTCCGTTCGAATTATGGAGCACGTGGCGCATGAGCTTGAGAATGAGCTCGAACGGTTGACAGGTGGTGACAACACCGATAGAGTGGAACAGGCTCGAAGAGCGTGTGACTTGCACGAAAAAGATCTTCAGACCGCACGTACATGCCGAGATGCGGAACGACGGCGTCTGCACAATGCGGAGACCTCGGATCGTCTGTTGCAAGAACGTCTGACGCACATTGCGACATCGAGCGCAATCGTCTGTGAGCTCTGTGAAACCCACAAGTGCGACTCTTTGGTGACTTGTTGTTCGCACATGTTTTGCAAAAAATGCGTGGTGAGACACTTGGTGTGTCCACACTGTAAGGCTACCTTGTCGGACGATCTTATTGTAAATGTACCTAACATGAACGGTGTGCACTCAAAACTCACGGAGATCGGTCAGCTCATAGTTGCGCTTCAGGAACCGGTTATACTTTTTGTTCAGTGGAAGAGTATGGTTCGTTCGACTCGGTCTTTCTTGTTGTCGCTCGGAAGTCGCGTGCTTCTTCTCGATGGCAACACAGCGCAACGCATGGCAACACTCAACGAATTTCTCTCCGCCGGTGTTCTGCTGCTCTGTTTGGAAGAGTCTTTTTCGGGGTTGCACCTTCCCCACGTGCGACAAATCGTGTTTGCTCACGCCATCGTCGGTGACCGACGGCAGGTGGAACGTTTGGAAGAGCAGGCAATCGCACGTTGTGTCCGCCACGGTCAAACTGAGCAGGTTAGCGTGTATTCCTTCGTCATCACAGAGACTGAAGAAGAACATCTCTGGCGCCGTACTCATCGTTAAATGCGCATTGTGGTGGTAGTGATGATGCACGAACGCACAAAGACGGCTGTTGTACGCGTGGGCACATTGCTTCTCTTGCATACTCGGGATACAAACGTTGACGAAGACAGTAAGCACACCACATAGAAAGTGGACGTCCGTCGGCGCATTTTTGTGGGGAAAAAATGCATCCATTGCAAGGATCGACAATTGTTGTTGTGACTGTGGTGGTGCTCGTGATGGTCGTTGTAGGAGCACACTGTACCGGACAAGTTGCACAAGGAGAGCGCAACATTCGCATCTCCTCTAATGATTGACAATGGGGCGAGTTCATTTTCGCGCTTTTATTTTTTGCACCATCAAAAAAAAAAATGTTTTTCATTTATCCAAAGTATCAGAAACAACGATACAATGGGATCACCAGTTCCTATGGGGATACCAGTTGAAGTCCCAACGACACCATTGATCAATGCCATTGGTCAGGGTTTAGGCTTGATTGTAGGATCCTTTACCATCGTTTACGCGCTCGTTTACCTAGGCATGCCAATTACTGGATTTAGTATTGGAGTACTGATCTTCATGTTCCTGTCGCTTGCTTATACTGTTGCGGGCGTCGGAGCACAAGCCTTTCTTGTCGAACGTTGCATGAAGGTAGACAAGAAGTCTGCATTTTATGCCATCTTCTTGAGTTACTTCATATTCTTCTTGTATCCTTTTGTAGGTCTACCATTGATTCTTATTAGTTCGGTGATGTACTTAACAGGAAATTGTGATTATTAATCATGTCAGATTGAAAAATGTGTATTACTTGTAACAGATGACAGAATCAAAGCGAACGAAACGTGTGCGTGATGTATTCAGTGAGCTTTCACTTGATGAACATATTGTTAAACAGCGCAATGAATTAGTGCATTTGCGAATGCAAGCTCCGTCACTGAGGAAACAAGCCGAAATCATGCGAGGTAACGCGGACAAACTCGTTCGACGGTACGAACAGCGCAAAAAAATGGATCTTTATTCGAAAGCCCAAAAACTAGAAAGGGAAGCTGATGTGCGAGACTCTATGATATGGGAACACGACTTCGAAAAAAAGGTAGTTACTTATTCGAAAATGTACCATCAACAACCAGATATTTCTGAAGTGCAAAGCAAGTGCCGAAAGACAGACACCATAGAAGCTTACGTGCGTCACAACGACGTCATTACGAGTCACCGTTCCGTCATATTGGATGAGTATCTCACCGAAATGCACAAAGCACCTCCGAAAGTTGCGATGGCTCTGCGTGACGAATGTCCGTATTGCAAGGGTACAAAATTGTTGCTCTGCTCCTCCAAATCGATAATGTCGTGCCCCGAGTGTGGGTACTCCGTTGCTTATTTAGACACAACAAGCTCATCAACTCCCTTCGACGAAGTCGTTGAGTTTAGCCAGTACTCCTACAAGAGAGTAAATCACTATGTCATGTGGTTGGCACTGGTGCAAGGTAAGGAACCGCATCGCGTTCCTGACGACATTCTGCAGATGGTGATGGAGGATCTCTACAGCCATCAACAAGTGCGCAGTGCGACGGATGTCACGCAGAAGCGTGTGCGTGAGTCTCTTCGTCGTCTCCGACTGCGAAAAGCGTATGATCACGTGGCACAGATCACATCACGCATCTCGGGTGTAAAACCTCCCCGCATTTCAGCAGAGACCGAAGAGCAACTGAAAAACATGTTTCTTCAGATGCAACCCGCATTTCAAAAGAATGCACCTAAGTCAAGGACAAACTTTTTGTCGTACACGTACGTTCTGTATCGATGCTTCCAGATTTTAGGACTCCACCACATGCTTTCGGGGATCACGTTGCTCAAAGGTCGCGACAAGCTCGAAGCTAATGACAATATCTTTCGAAAGATGTGTCTCGATCTCGGATGGCCGATCTTTGACCTTCCTCCAGCTTCTGAGACAACCTTTTGAAACACTGCTCATAATTCGATTGTCTTTGCGACTCTGTTCCAACGATCACCTTTCCACTCTGTGAAGTGTATGTGCGGTGTGTACGTGTTCCCACTCGCAGTGTAGCGTCCCGGAAAGTCTAAACGCAAAATACACTTTGCTTCCTCACATTGAACGATTCCGCTGTTTTCAAAATCACCGTACGCGTCAGATGCCGTCAATACCTCGTTGCTCGTTCGTGACGCCCAATATCCAAGTATGGCGTCGGAAGACAGATCCGTGCGCGATATGTCGACCTCGAATGTAGAGGATGCGTTCGAGCGTTGATGTGGTTGTGGGGGATGGTACCGCTTGTCGCACGAAAATTGTGAAGGAAGAGATGCGAGAATACCTCGTTCTTGGTACCACTCGGGAACCTCTCCTGACGTTGTAACTAAATGCGCCTGTGTTGGTGTCCCGTCTACCGTCACTGTAATTGGGCTCTTGTGGTTCTCTTCACACGTCAAACAAGCCTTCTTACTGTCGTTGTACTGTTTAATATTTTTGTGACAGAGCGCTCCGTCGACCAGATCATCAGCGTTCATTTCAAATGCTCCGTCCTGCAGATATGTGATCATAGAGCACTTCGCTCGAAGTTGACTCTCGTGTTCTTTCATGAACTCCTCCGCTGCATGACACGAACGTTGTGCGCAGTACACGTAGCACATTTCGGCATGTTTCCCATCAGAGAGCAAGGACATGTCGGTCTTGCGGTTGCACTCGGGCATTTCGTTAGAAAGCGCATTTAAGTAGACGGAGGTCGGGACCTGTTCAGGCAAATAAATATATACGTATATACAAGCAAATATTTGAACCAATGCGAGACAAAACAAACGAACGAAGATTTTCTTCTTCCTCTATTTGTACAAGTAGTAATGACGTTTTGGCTCAATACCGTGGTTCATCAATTGTAAACTAAAACATGAAACGACTCTACTCGTTGTCATTTGTGTGGCCCAGAGGTAAAACATTGAAAGGTAAAAAAAGACAAACAGAAACCCATCGTCGTTGATCGGGAAGCGCGATCGCCAGCAGTTTGAGGCTGATGACTTTTGAGCGTTGTCCTTTGAAATAAATGTTCTTTCTTCGTAAAAGTTGGTCCAATTTTGAAAACGTGTGTGCTTACAAACTTTTCACACTAAAAATGAGGCATGCAGTGTTTATTTCATCAAAAAAAAAATTTGATATTCCTATTCAATGTGTACACGGGACGAACTCTTTACGTTTTCAGATCCAGTTTTATTTCCTTCAATTCCAGTGACATACGTCATTACTATGGAAGGTTCAGATCGTCACACGAAGTTACTAAATGAACTTCATACATACAAACCTACCCGAAATGTTGTTGTCGTCTATCATAAATCATTATCAGATTGTGCTCGTCCAACATGGGTGACCAAAGTCAGTGATGATTTGTGGAATAATAATATCATGATCGCAAAACGTGACCTCAGTACACCCATGTTGGTATTGGAAGATGATGTGCAGTTTCTTCCAAGAGTGTACGAATACGCTGAGCACATTAATGAAATGATTGCCAGTGAAAAATGTGAAGTATACTCTCTTGGTGTCTGTTCCACTTTATCGTATCAATCGTCTAGTAAAGACATGACAATACTTCTTGCAGGTGCAACTCAAGCTATTCTGTTTTCAAAAAGTGCCCGGCAACGTCTTGTACGAGAGTACGGTGATAACGCTTTATATAAGTCAGATATCATTGCGCATGTAGAACATATGGGTATACCATGGTTACACGATCTAGAAATTTACTATATGTTCCATGCACTAGCTCCTATAAAACCGTGTGCTGTACAATTATTTCCGATGACACAAAATCAAAAGGAGTGGAGCAATGCGTTGCAACGTATAATATTTTATTTGACTAATGCATCTAAAGACGGTACAGCTATTTTTGAATATAGTCATACATTGGGGCGTTTCGGTGGAAGTATCCTTTTGCCAGTAATTACTATTCTGGTGTTTATGGTATATCACATCAAGATGAAAAACAAATGATGTGATGCTCCGTTAACTCAGTTGGTTAGAGTGTGGGTCTTATGAGCCCAATGTCGTGGGTTCGAGTCCCACACGGAGCATACCCCATATGCGATAGAATGATGTTTCTTTTTTTTGTACATTGTGTTTTTAATAAGTGAATAAAATGAAATGGTCTATGTTCTTTATTGGTAATTTGCTAATATTTGTAATAGGTTTTCCAAATGAAGTTATGTTTCATGCACCATCTCCTCCGCCACCATCGCCTCCTCCACCAAATGAAGTTATGTTTCATGCACCATCTCCTCCGCCACCATCGCCTCCTCCACCAAATGAAGTTATGATTCATGCACCATCTCCTCCGCCACCATCGCCTCCTCCACCATTTTATACACCTCCTTCGTTACCGCCTTCTTTCCCTTCGGGAACTCCGCCCTCGGTACCACCTTCTTTCCCTCCGAGAACTCCGCCCTCGGTACCACCTTCTTTACCATCCACTTATCCACTTTCTTTACCACTCACTCATCCATCTTCTCCTCCACCGTCTGCGACGTACACTGCGACAACCCTTAC